TAATTTTGGTATAGAACCTATTAGACCAGATGATTTGTCTCTAGATAGTAAATCAGTAATGAATATAAGCTCTGATAGTAAAAACAAATCTGTTTGGCAAGCATATGTTGATATGAATGGTTTTAGGCAGAGACATCCAGATTTATTAAAGAAGAAAAATGCCAGGAAAACACAGGTACAAAAACGAAAGTAGCACTTCATTCGCTAAAAGAGTGAAGAAGAAAGGTAAGTCTAGAAAAAAGGCTAATAAAGCAGCTAGGAAGAAATATGGCAAGAAGTACTAATAAGAAAAAAGCAGAAGTAGTTTATCAACTTTTTCAAAGGGCAGACAATGCCTATAGGAGAAAATGGCAGTCTTCTTCACAAAAATGCAGTGATTTTTATCATAATGACCAGCTTTCGAGAGATGAAATGCAATCTCTTGAAAATTCTGGTATGCCAAGCTTTACAATTAACAGGATTACTCCTGTTATAGAAATGATGAAGTACTTTGCTACTTCACAGAATCCTAGGTGGCAAGCCGTGGGGGCAGAGGGTAGTGATGTTGATGTAGCTGCTGTGCATTCAGATATTGCTGATTTTTGTTGGTATATATCTAATGGAAATTCACTTTATTCTCATGTTATTCAGGATGCTCTTGTTAAGGGGATAGGATTTTTTCAAGTTGATGTTGACCCTGATATGGATAAGGGGATGGGTGAAGTTGTATTTAAAAGGATTGACCCTCATGATGTATGGGTAGACCCTATGAGCAGGGACTTTCTTTTTAGAGATGCAAGTTATATAATTATAAAGAAAGACCTTCCTAAAAATCAGCTTATATCTATGTTTCCTCAATTTAAAAGAAAAATAAAGGCTGCTGATGGCTCTGCTAATACTGGCAATCAATTTTTTTCTCAAAGAGAGGCTTTTAACTCTGATAGTATACAGCCCGATGATATAGGTAGTGAAGCCTATGATCCTTATACATCTGAGGAAGATCAAGTTGTTGATTGCTATGAATTCTATTGTAAAGAGAAATATAAGCTATACAATCTTTTTATCCAACTTCCTCCTGACACTAAGAATTTTGAAGAGTTGGAAGGTAATATAAATAGTCAAATAAATGATTTAAAGAAGGAACTCCAAGTACAGTTAAAAGAAAAAATAATTGAAATAGATATGTTGGTTTCTCAAGGAGAGATGATACCTGAGCGTGGTGAATTAGAGAAAGAAAAGGCTGAACAGGAGCTACAGGATAAACTTGCTGAGTATAAGACATCTTTAACGGCCCAATTAAGGGATGAAGCTACAAAAATTGAGAGTAGAGTTGTTACAGAACAAGAATATAAATTATTAATTGAGAATGAATTATTTAGATCAACTATTGTAGAGGCTGTTGAGTTTTATGATACGAGAATAAAAGTAAGTGTTAGTCTTGGCTCTGAGACAGTACTATACGAAACTTATATTCCTGTAACTGATTATCCAATAGTGCCTATTCCTTATATGTGGACTGGGACTCCATATCCAATGTCTGCAGTTTTGCCACTTATAGGCAAGCAACAAGAAATAAATAAAGCTCACCAATTGATGATTCACAATGCAAATTTGGCATCTAATCTCAGGTGGCTATATGAAGAAGGCTCTGTTCCTGAGGAAGAGTGGGAACAATATTCATCTGCCCCAGGTGCTTTGCTGAAATATAGGCAAGGATTTGCACCGCCTACCGCTGTCCAGCCTCAGAATATTAACCAAGCTTTCTTCTCGACTGTCCAAGAGGGGAAGCAGGATATGGAATACATATCTGGTATCTATAGTTCTATGCAAGGTGATCTTGGGCAACAACATGATACATATAGAGGTTTGCTTGCTCAAGATGAGCATGGAACAAGAAGAATTAAAGCTTGGATGAATGATATAGTTGAGCCAGCCCTTGAGCAGCTTGGTAAATGCTTTCAAATGATGGCTCAAAATACTTATAAAGCACACAAAGTCTTTAGGATTGTCCAAGCATCAGCTATACAAGAAGATAGAAAAATTGAAATTAACGTACCTGTATATAATGATTTAGGTAATGCAGTAAATCTTTGGAATGATTATGCATCTGCTCGTTTTGATGTAAGGGTTGTAGCTGGTTCTACTTTGCCAGTCAATAGATGGGCATTATTAGAAGAATATTTTAGATGGTATCAATCTGGTCTTATAGACGATATAGCTATGTTGGCAGAAACTGATGTTCGTGGTAAAGAGAATATTCTTAAGAGAAAATCAATATATTCACAACTTAAGTCTCAAGTTGATAGCCTAGAAGGTGCATTAAAAGATAGGGATGGGACTATCGAGACATTATCAAGACAGTTAGTCCAGTCTGGTATAAGGGATGAAACTAAAAAAGGCTCAGAAGAAATAAAGAAACAAACCCTTGATACTAAAGCACAGCAGAAGCTCTTAAGGTCTAGAATGCAAGATGAAGCTCGTGCAAAAACAAATTCAAAAAAATAATTTGACATTAATAACTGATAAGGAGTAATATAATGCCAGAACAAGAAGCAGCTAACCTGCAAGACAGTCCTGTTTCTGTTGAAGATGCCGTAACAGGCAAAGCAGATAACGTAAATGATCCAGGCGATTTTTTCGCAGCATTGGACAACCAAGTAAATGGAGCGTTTACCGAAGATGCACCTCCTCAAGAACAGAAAACCCCGGAAACGGGCCCTGTTGCCGAGAAGACACCCGATGCCAAACCGGCATCAGAACTCGAACGATTAGAAAAAAGGTACTCGGATTCCAGTCGTGAAGCAAAGCGACTTAACAGTCGGCTTCAGGAACTTGAACCCTATGCACCCCTACTTGATCGTATGAGAGAAGACCCTAATTTGATTAGTACTGTCAGAGATCATATCAATGGCAATAATCAACCAAAAGGCATGAAGGAACAATTGGGATTATCTGAAGATTTCGTCTTTGATTCAGATGAAGCTTTTAGTGATCCAAATTCGGATTCAGCAAAGGT